CAATTGGTCTATACAAATTCTTATTGCAAGCCATAGCTGCTAATCCTGAGCTAATTGCTGCATCAAATTTCGTCCTATTGTTAATATCAAATCCAGCCCAATCATTGAGGGTGTCTATAAAATACATATCTCCATAGTCTCCATTTTCTTTTAATCCTACATATTTATCTATATACGATTCAATTGCTGCTGCGTGAGCTTGCTTAATATCTTCGCTTGAGTTAGGTATTCCGCCTATTTCTTTTTCAGCTACCGATAGCTTGTTCCAAAGTTTATCAGGTCTATTCATTGAATAACCTCTATAGCCTCTTCTTTTAAAATAATACAAAAGCCTAGGCTTATTGTTTTCACACAATAAAGGCATTCCGTAAAATACACAAGCCATTAACACATCTTCAAAAAACATTTCAGCAGTTTGTGGTCTAGCTATGTATTCTAAAAAGAATGAATTTGGAGGGGCATCTTCCATACTAAACTTGGTTAAACCATGCAAAGCACCTTTAGATCCACTACCTCCAACTGTACCTGATATGTCATAACTGTCGCACCCAAAAGCCCCTATGTGTTCATTGCCGGGATATTTAACTCCGTTCTTTGTAATTTGCTTATTTTGCAATGCGCCATTCGGAACCCAGCTTATTTTAAATCTTCCTTGCGGATTTGGGCTAAACAAAACCTTAGTGTCTTTAACTCCGTTTTCCCAGCTAAAACTCCCTGTGGTTATTACAGCTGTATTTCTTAAATCTTCGTTATAATCTATCTGTTCGTATATTTTTGCTAAATTAAATATACTGTTTTTTGTTTCATCTCTAAAAGCGTGTTCCTCTGTGCGTGGAAACTGCCTGTAAAATTCATTTAAAGCGTCCTGGTCTCCCTTTAAACCGTCTGCCTCATTATCCCAATGCTCTACAATCCCGATGTCTATAACGTCTCCGTGAGGTCCCGTTGTTTTTTCTGCAGGTGTGTCAAATACAGGCATGCCATATTCATCAATGAATCCTTCATAATTCCATTCCATTGGAATAAATAAAGAATACAAACCAGAAGCTGTTTGACCATTTCTGTTTCTTTTCGTTACTTTAGAGTTACCATAAAGCTTTTTAAAGTTTGCTCCTCCTTTATCTAAAGCGTTTGATGTTGATCCCATCATACACTTACCAATAACTCTTGATCCTAATCTTAAAGTTGTTTTAGTTACTCGCCAGTTGTTTAATATATTATCTGGTCTTTCCCACTTTCCGCTTTCATCGTGTACTAATAGTTTTAATTTTTCTCCATCATAGGAGTTGTCACCAGTATTTTTCCAGTCAATAGTTGTGTCTAATCCTTCAAGAGTTTCCGTGCTTTTTCTGGCTTGGATGGACTTCCTGGTAAGCCTCGAGGCGGGGATCCTATAGGCAAGCTCGGTTTTTGGCCTGTCCATACCGTCTTGGATTGGTTTAAAAAAGAACGGGTAGTTGACGGAGATCGGTACAACCTTATCTGTGAACATTTTTTTAGCGTCAGAGCCAGACTTTGACAATATGCCAAACCGTGAATCCGAGGAAATTGTCGCGAGGTTAACAGTTTCAGCTGAGGACATGAACGAAAATCCACTCCTACGGTTTTTAAGGTAACACATTCCGTAGCAGCGTGAGTCCGCTTTGCAAGCTTCCCAGAATATAAAGAATAATCTGTTTGCCTCCCGGAAGTCTGGCTGCCCGACGTCAATCTTACTCCACTGCAGGTACATAAAGTGAGTACCAGTAATGTAAGTGTCCACATTCTTATTATTGAACCAATGACCTTCGTCTCTTCTTTTAAATTGCTCATCTATATAGGGTTCCCATTTAGTCTGAAAGCTTTCCGGATATTCCCTCCAGTCAAATATACTGCTAATTGACTTAAGCTCCTTAGGATACTCCTCTGGCTTCCACTTGTTATTAATTTTACTTAACTTAGCAGGGGCTTTTGGCAATGCTATCTTAAGTCCTTGTATATCGTATATTTCGCCTATTTGACCTGTCTTACTTATTACAACAATATCATTTTCTTTATTGTATCCATATTCCCATTTCTTAGCTTTATTAAGCCTAGAGATGGTTGTAAGTTTTACAGGCTCTACTATTTTATATAAAGTTTGCTCGTACATTACTTAGATCTTTTTTCTGCAAACCCACTAAATGATTTCTGAATCATTTCCTCTTTCGGCTTATCGTCAAGCATATCTTGCTCATCTTTTATTCTATTAAGAATTTCAAAGGCATCAAATATAGCTAACTTTTTAGTAGCCGCGGCGTTTTTAAGTCTATCAGCTGATATGTCGTCCCCTGAATCTACAATCTTTTCTCCTGCAACCTTTATTAACTCCTCAACTGCTTTGTGACCAGCTTGGATTATATTCAACTTCGTTTCCTTGATATCCATATTTAATTGTAATTTGATTGGATGGCACTCTATATAGTCTTTCGCCTTCAATAAAGAATTCATATTCCATACCTACTTTAAAAGAAACCAATGTGTCTCTTTCCACGCTGCCATCAGTATATTTGATTATGCCTTTACCAGGCTTTTCAAAATCTATAGAAAACATTTTGTCTTCCTTTATTGGTTTTATAAAACAAAAACCTTTTTCAGCTTTCCAAATGCCTTTTCTTTTATAAGCATATATTTGATCTGGTTGAGCGAAATACTTATCTTCTGCGTAGTAGCTTTTACTATTTTTTTCTTTGCCTCTAATGTCGTAAAATCTTCTAAAAACATTATGATGCAAAATAACTTCGTCTCCTTCTTTTATGCTTGTTTCAACAGCTAGCGGCTTTGATAGTACAACACCTTGTCTACTTACGTAATTATGATTTTGAAGCTCTGTGTTTAAAAGCAACTCGCTTCCGTCTATATTTTTAGCTGAAGTTGATCTTCCAGATTTAGGCTTAACTATAAAATTAAAAATTGATTTCATTAATATTGTAAGTCATATTCAATTGCGATTGCCATGTTCTTATTAAAATCTTTCCAAGGCAATAACTCGTTTCCTTTTTGTATATATATAGAGTACTGATTATCTTCTTCTATTATATTAGCTATAGTATGACCACCATACACTTCCTGTCCAACAGAATAGTGCATGGCGTCATTTTTATAGTCTCTTCCAATACTAATCTTCCGTATTAGGCTCATCTTCAACTTCTTTGATATCACCAGAGTTAATGTCTATGGTAACATTGCCGTATTCTTCTTTTAATTCTTTTTGAAATACTTCAAGACCGTTTTGAGCTTCAGCAAAACCGTGTAATAATTGGTGCTTTTGCACTTCAACATCACCGATTTTTAATTGATACTGTTGCAAGTTTTTAACTAATTCTTGCAATTTAATAAGCTGCTCTTCAGATACGGCTTTAGATACTACAGGTACATCTTTTACTTTTTTCATTTTAATTATATTTAATTGTTATACTTAAGTGTATTATTACGTGTAAATATACTAATTTAGTTTGGGATTGTTAATGTTATAGACGTAGGGGTTATTAAAGACTCTATTGTACTAGCTATGCTAGCTTCTATCTGAGTTACTTGCTCTTCACCCATAGCCTCTTTAGTCCAGCCAACAACTACGTCGTTAGTTAAGTCCTCAAATGGTATGAACGTACTACCTTCACTTAAAAGTACAACTTGAGTACCTATATTAGTTGCTGAATAATCTCCATCAACACCTGTTACTACCCAGTGCACGTTGTATACCACGTTTGTTTTTCCCTCTTCTTGAGGATGTATGTCTACTTTTTTGCAATTCCAATCGTATGTTGCCATTTTTATTTATGTGTTAAGTTTATATGTTATCATTTTTATTTATTTTGTAGGTGCAAAATTATAAACGGTTCCACCTATATTAACTTGCAATCTATTAGATTTAGGGTTAAACGCTATGCTAGTCACTCCACTTAAATGACTGTTACCGTCTGCTCCGTTTTTTCCATCTGAACCATCATTTCCATCTGCTCCATCTGCTCCGTTTGCTCCAGCTGGACCTTGAGGACCTGTAAGTCCAGTATCGCCTTTTGCTCCATTGGTCCCATTATTTCCGGCTGCACCAGTATCTCCTTTTGCTCCCGTAGATCCTTTCGCTCCTGCTGCCCCGGTATCTCCCTTAGCGCCATCTGCCCCATTTGAACCAGAAGGTCCAGTATATCCTCTTAAGCCTCTGTCTCCAGTATCTCCTTTAGAAGATGCTTGCGTGTAGTCTTTACCAAAAGCAGCTTTAATAAAC